TCCCTTTTTACTGACTCGTTCATGTACACTGGGCGTCTCGGTTTGGTACTTGCGTGTGCGCTGGCATGCTCTGCTGAAATGGAAGATATACCTTTTTAGGAAGAGAATATGACTGATCTAAACTATGAAAAAGACCTGCACATTGACAAAGATTCATTGGAAGACTGTCTGGTAGAACAAGCAGAACTTTATGGTAAATGGTCGAACGCATGGGCACAAGCTGTCAAAGAACGTGACCAAGCAAAAGAAAATCTCAACATAAAAAAAGCGGATCTGGATAAAAAAATACGAAAGAGTTGGGACATCTTAGGATTTGATAAAAAACCTACTGACATGGCAATCACTACGTGGATTTGTGCCCATCAAGATTACCGAGCAGAGAATTTTCATCTGATACAAGCAACCTACAATGTGAATGTTTTAGAGGCTGCAAAGTGGGCATTTCAACACCGCAAAGATGCCCTTGACAACCTTGTCAAGTTGTACTTAAATAATTATTACGCAGATTCAAGAACTGTCGGACGAGATGCCAGAGATATGCTTGCCGACATAAGACAAGATAAACATTTAGAGGTCGTGGAAAAAAATCCAAGAACACAAAAACTAAAAAGGAGGAAGCAAGCATGAGTTTCAGGGACAAAACAAAGAAAATGAGAAAGGATCTCCAGAGACGAACTCAGGAGAGCATCGACCGAGGCGAAGATATGCCTGAATATGGCACCATCTTCATTAAAGATAAAATCCCTGAGGGTGTAGGTTTCTGGAGACCAGATATTGCTGACCATCTGGTTGACATCATTCCTTTTGTCGCAGGCAAACAGCATCCCAGGGTACCTGAGGATCGAATGGCTTTTAATGTAGATGTCTGGTTGCACCAAAACATTGGAGCCATGTACGATCAATTTGTGTGCCAACAGAGAATGTTTAAAAAACCTGATCCTATGTGCAATTACATGAGAGGCAAGAGGTTACCGGAAGACGAGTGGAAAGCAATTGCCCCTAAGCGCCGCACAGTCTATCTTGTCTGGGTACACGATAGCCCAGAGGAAGAGGAGAAAGGTTTGCAAATTTGGGAAGTCGCTTGGTGGAACTTTGAAAAACATGTGGATGAAATTGCTAAGAACCCAAAGGGTGGAGCACCTGTTCCTTTCTCTGATTACGATGATGGAAAATCGATAGCGTTTTCAATCAAGAAATCAGGGACGTTTACAGATTCATCAGGGAAAGAACGAGACAGCATGGACTTTGTTGGTCATCGTTTCGTTGATAGAGATGAAAAAATACCAGACAAAATACTGGATCAATCATTCTCTTTGGACGAATGTATTAATATTCATCCAGAGTTCTCTGTAATGGAAGAAGCATTCACTGGACAAAAAGGACAATCAACCGACGAAGAAACTGCCCCTGAGACTCAGCCCGCTTCCGAAGAGGAAACCCACAGCGAGCCAATGTCAGAGGATGAACCTCCAGTAGAAGCACCCGAAGCAGACTTTGAATGTCCAGGGGGAGGAACTCCAGGGCTTGACATTGAAAAGCTCCCAGAATGTGCGAAGTGTGAACACTATGATCCATGCTCTGATCTGGCTGACTCGGCTGGTGCTCCTCCTGAAACAGAGAAAAAAGAGGAAACCAAAAAAGAACCTGAGAAGAAGACTCGAAAGAGAATTGTTCGTAGAAGGCGTTAAGAAAGGAGGCGAGCATGGCACAGTTGATAAGGAGGAGTCCGAAGAAATTGAAAAGACGAAAGACAAATGAGGCAGTTTCCCAAGTGGTAGAGGCATCTAAAAAATCGCACGAAATGTGGGATTCAAACAGAGCGTCCACTAAAAAAATTGATACTGCACAAGTCAGCTCCGTTGACCCAGACTATTTAATTCCTACAGGGTCCAGCCTCCTCAACTGTGCCTGCTCTGACTACTCCCACGGTGGTTACGGAATAGGTAAATTAGTCAATCTAATTGGAGACAGTTCATCAGGCAAATCTTTACTTGCTCTTACTTGTTTTGCCGAAATGTGTATGTTCCCAAAATGGGATGACTACAGGTTAATTTATGATGATGTCGAAGCGGCGCTGGAGTTTAACGTCAACTATCTATTTGGATCTGAAATAGGACAACGAATTGAAACCAAAACAGTTTCCAATACGATACAAGACTTCTACGGGAACATACTTAAGGCAATTCACGATGGGAGACCTTTTGTCTACATATTAGACAGCCATGATGCGCTCACCTCAAGAGAGGAACAAGACAGAGGGCTCAAAATGGCTGGGCTTAAGAAGCAGAAAGGACAAGAAAGAGGGAGTTATAAAACAGAAAAACCCAGACTCCAAAGTGAAATACTGCGAGTTACGGCGCGAGAAATTAAATCAAAAGAGGCTTTAATTATCATTATATCACAGACGAGAGATAATTTAGGGTATGGTTTTACTACAAAGACTCGAAGTGGAGGCAGAGCCTTAAAATTTTACAGTTGTCACGAAATGTGGCTTTCAATCAAGGAGCCTATCAAGAAAAAGAATACAGAGATTGGTATTCATTCCAATATCAAAGTCTCAAAGAACAAACTGACAGGGAAGAGGAGGAACGTTGACGCTTTCATCTATGATGAAATGGGAGTGGATGACATTTCTGCTAACGTTGATTTCCTTGTAGCAGAAGGCTACTGGGAGAAAGATAAAGAAACCATCTTGGCTACTGACTTCAAAATCAAAGGATCAAAGCCAACAATAATAAAATGGATAGAGGATAAGATGTTACAATATGAGGTTCAAAAGATGGTAGGCACCCAATGGAAAAAAATCGAAGAGGATTTAAGACTCAATCGAAAAAGGAGGTACGAATGAAGATCGAATTAACCCAAATCAGAATTGAGGGATGGAGCCTCGATGTTGGAGCAAATTTTGAGGACCTTTATAAAATCTATGAACATGTATTACAGAATGACGATTGGTGGCACTTCTTTAGGGAAGGAGACTACACATTAATCAGATGCCTTAACAAAAACGTGAAACAAGTCTCTAAGCTCCTCGAGATTGAACATGGAATCATGCCAGGTCAGATTAAAGTCACCAAGCCTTGGATTGATAATATCAGCACCACCAGGGCATACCAAGAGGAGTTTACTTATATGTTTCACGCCTTCTCCGTATTGTCGATGAAGCTATTGGAGGAGGAGGACAAACAGTCACCCTATGAAGTAGCAACAAATTTCATAGGTGTATTTGACAGGGTAGTCCATTGTTTTCTTAACAGTGGACGGAGTCACGAAAAAGTCAAATCCTTTATCCCATTCATACCTATTAAAAAAGATAATCATGTGCAGGGTGTATGGGAATCAATGCTTATTATTCACAATGCTTTGATGAGAATGTACACCTTGGGGAGTTTCAGTAAGGGAGACTAATGGCTAAAGGATCACAAAGCGAACGGGAGACCTGCAAAGAACTCGGTCAATGGTGGGCGAGTCGTAGTGATATTTTCTGGAGGACCGCTGGTAGTGGAGGACGTGCTACCATGCGAGCCAAAAAGAAAAAGAAAACTGCGTATGAATATGGAGACATCACCTTCACGGACCCTATAGGTAAACCATTAATTGACCTCCTTCTTTTGGAAAACAAGTCTGGGTACAAAGATGATATTAGTATTGTAGATTTCATTGACAGTACCAAAAAGGAACCTACTCTGCTCAAATGGTGGCGTAAGTCAGAGTATGAGAAAAGGCTCGCCGGTCGCTTTTATAGTGTGATTATATTCAGACGAACGAGGAGACGCAAATGTATTTTTCTCCCATACGATCTGTTCAATGAACTCGAAGCATGGTGCGGAGAGTATAAAAAGGACATAGTGGATTTGCATTATGGTGCAGACAGTTGGACCATCGTGAAATTCAATCACTTTCTGGAATGGGTAACACCAGAAACAATCAGGGCTATACTCGCTGAAAAGTGTAAGCCTAAACTAAAAAGAAGGAGGTAATAAAATGGGTGAAAAAATTTACACACAACTGAAGGAAATTTTTGAAGAGGTTGAAGATCATTTGCTGGACGCACAAAAATTTGATGAAGGAAACTCAGCCGCAGGGACCAGAGTCACCAAAATGCTTTCCAGTGTTCAAAAGAAAGCAAAGGCTCTGCGGATGGAAATCTTTGACGTCCGTAAATCCCGATAAAATTAAGGGGTTGGTTGATCGCCTTGTTAATAATCTCCCCCTTATGGTGGGGGAGTCCAGATCAGTTAGCGTACTGAGAGTGACTTCCCCCACCCCGGTTCACATCTACGAAAGGAGGTCCTATGAAAAGAAAAAATATGTATCTTGTTGTAGCCATCACTTGTTTCGTTGCCTTTGCATTGTTAGTATTTGCATTGTTTGCGGAGGCTGGGGATGGAGTCATTAAAGTATATGACAAAGAGGGTAAGGTTCTAAAGGAAGTCAATTTTAATGACGATAATTATCATCCCTATATACGCCCAGCACCAAAAAAAGTTAAATCTAATCCCCCTCAAACACCTACCATTATATACAATGTTCCCCAAAAAGAAACGGCCATCAAGGAAGAAAACCAAGAGGTCACCATCACCAAAAG